TCCGCAGCCTCGAGCTGCGCCGTGACGCACGCAAGGCCGAGGCCAAGCGAATCGCGCAGCTCGCCGAGGCCGACGATGCCCTGGCCGACCGCCTCAAGGAACGCCTCAAGGAGGCGATGGAGGCGACGGGCCGCACCGCCATTGACACCCCGCGCTTCCAGCTGCGGGTTGCCGGGGTGGGAGGCAAGCAGGCGATGGAGGTCGCGGTCGAGCCGACCGCCCTTGCGCCGCAGTACCAGGCCGTGAAGGTCGAGGCGAACAAGGAGGCGATCCGCGCCGCGCTCGAGGCCGGCACCGCCATTCCCGGGTGTACGCTGCTCCCTCGAGGCACCAGCCTCCGCATCCGCTGATTCAGGCCATCCTCTCCCCCCGGCCCCGTTCTCACGGACGGACCAGCCGGGGGTTTTTCTTTTCCTGAAACAGCGAGGGGCGCGGCGAGCGACGGACGAATCCGCAGCCGGCCGCGCCCCGTGAGAGGAGCAGGATCGGTCAGAACTTGAACTTGTGGCCGTGCTTGCCCTTCAGGATCCAGCCGGCGGCGAAGCCTGCCGCCGCAACGAGGAGCGTGAACCACACCGTGCCGAGAGCGTCTGCGAGGATCATTCCTGCGCCTTTCTGCGCTTGCGCGCCTTGCGGAAGGCCGCGTCGAACTCGGGGTCCGAGCGCAACGCGGCGACGAGTTCCCTGTCCCCCTCGGGACGGGATTGATCCAATGTATCAAGGGCCAGTTCGGCCTGGGCAACCTTGCGGCGAGGCAACCAGCCCACCGCGATGCGGATGGCGGTGAACGCCCCGGATTGCCACAGCACGAACGCCACGGCAACGACCGCGACCGCGATCCCCCACCATTGCAGCGTTGACAGCCACGCCGGCACCTTGTTCGTCACGTTCGGCAGTTCGTCGTGGATGCCCGCCGCGAGGCCGTCGATGCGCTCCGCGCCCGCCACGACCACGGGATCACCGATGGCCTGCCCGTGTTCACCGAGCGCCTGCGCTTCCGTGCGGATGGCGTTGGCGTGGTTCGAGATGCGCTGCACCGGGTTGCACCCGACAAGCGCGAGAACGGCGAGCCAGCGCAGCATTACATTGGCTCCGGAACGCCATCCGGCGATATGAAAACGTCGTTGATGGAATCGTAACTATCGCCAATTGCCGGATACTTGCCGCGGATCGACCCATCCTTGCGACATTCAAGCCATGTCCCGCCAACATTGGTTGCACACCAATCAGCATTCGGTGCGACAAGAACTTGCGCCACGAATCCATCGACGATCTGTGCAAAGTAATTCATGTGGTGAAAGTCCCCGAAGTCGTCAGAGTGTGCGTCGTGAATCCACCGCTCGTGGATGTCGTCATCGTTCCGGTGTAAGCAGCCGTTGGAATTGCAACGCCTGGATACCGAATTACGACAACGCCATCGGACCCAAGACCTCCTGCCGAACCCGATCCAGACAGGACAGGCGCAGCACCGCCTCCGCCGCTTCCGGTGCTGGCTGTGGCGTTTGATCCCGTTCCATTGGTCGTTGCGGTAGTGGCTCCGTTTCCGCCAACACTTGATCCGCCAGTTCCGCCAGCCGCAGTCGTTCCTGATCCACCTCCACCGCCGCCAGCGTAAGCATTTCCGAAATACGTCAATCCAGCACCGCCAGCTCCAGTTCCGTTGTTTGCGGTAGCGCCAACGCCGCCCGCACCGCCACCACCCGCTCCGCGGAAAGGAACAGCATTTGTTGCGTTTGCTCCACCATCATTGCCCTGACCGACCGTTCCGGTTCCAGCTGTTTGCGTCGGAAATCCACCAACACCACCACCAGATCCACCGTTCGTCGGTTGTGATGTTGTTGCACTTCCACGACCACCGCGACCACCACCAATTGCGGTAGCTCCAATCGCTGCGATGGTGGTGTTCGTTCCGGCCCCTGCATTCGCGGCATGCGTGCCACCGGCTCCGCCGCCTCCAATGGTCACAACCCATAAGGCGGACGAGATATTTGCGGCAGCGAAATAAAGCAATCCACCTGCTCCGCCACCTCCGCCGCCGTACTGTCCGGCTTGCGAACCGCCTCCTCCTCCGCCGCCGGCAACGACAAGAATCTCTGCCGAAATCCCAAGACTGATGAGGCTCATCAACTGGCCCTCGGTCGAACGGCGCATCGGGCGTCGGAACCTGCCTACGTCGTACCGCATCGCGGCCTCCGATCAGAGGAATGCGTAGAACGCGCCCATCGTGCCCGTCGAGGACTCGAACTGGAACGTCACGTACTGGACGCCAATGGTGTCTATCACCACGCCGGCCGATGGCGTGCCGGCAGCAGCGGCCGTGCCGGGGCTGTACACGTTCACCGTGGGAACGCCCGTGCCGACCGTGATCGCATGGAAGAAGTGCTGCGTCGTGCCGTTTACGAAAAGGCTCGGGATGCTGCCGGCGGTGGCGTTGTACGCGCACGCCAGGTCAGCGAGCAGCGACGGGACGTAGATCGGGGTGCCGTTCGTCTGCACGTACGTGGTCCAGCCGATCACGCGCATGCCCGGGGTCGTGGCGTTGCTCGCGCTGTGGAACGGGACCAGGCGAAGCAGGCTCGGCTTGTCGCCGAGGTTCGTCGGGACGAGGAACGTCTGGCCCGTCGTGGACGGGATCGTGGCGGTCGGGACCGCGTTGTCGTATGTCCCGCTCGAGGCGGTGATGAGTCCGCTCGTGCGGTACTCCGGCTTGTCGGTGGCGATGACGATGTCCATTGGCATGGCGGGTTCCTTATGCGAAGTGCTTGATGAGGTAGTTGGCGGCAAGGCTCATGCCGGCCCCGATGGCCGCGCTCCAGCCGAGCATGTAGCCGCGTGAGTGCTCGAGTGATCGGATGCGTGCGTCGTGCGCCTTCAGCTCGTCGTTCTGGCGCGACTGCTGGGCGAGGATCGAATCGACCTTCCCCTCGAGGCGGCCGATGGCGAGGAACAGTTCGTCGTGGTGAGGGGTGGTCATGGTGTCACCCAGAAATTATTGCCTTGAGCCGTCGCATACAACAATCGTTGCGAACCATAAGCAACAACGGACATGTCAACACTTCCAGTTGGAAGCAAACGATTCCCAACCGATGAGTTAGCGTCATTGACTTCCAGCGTCAACGTGTATGCCGTGTCGTTGATGATGGTGATTTCCCGGCCAATAGTCCCGCCGGCTAGCCCGGTTATCGAATATGCACCAGTTGGCCCAGTGATCCGCATCGTTCCGCATTGTGACGGGATGACAATGTTGTTGTTGTTGCCGTTGGAAGCCGTGTACACGGATTGATTCGTGCGAATGCTGCCAGCGAACACAAACGACGTGCCGAACTCGGCATATGACAACATGCCTGTTGCGGTCTGCACAAGGTACGGCGCCGTCACCGTATTCAGAACGATGTTGTCTCGGATCGCAACATTCGTGTTGCCGGTCGCATCGACGATTCCATATCGCTGCCTGGTCGTTGCCACATCGTCGATGACAATGTTGCCAGACACAATCGCCACATCCGTGTCGGCAACCCAAATCCCAAACCCGGTTGCTGAATCACTTCTGTTGCTGTTTCGGGCGATGTTTCCGACGATGGAAATCTGCTCGTTCCGCGCTGCACCACTCGTAATCGTCGCAATGGCATGCAGGTTGGAACTCTGCACGACATTGTTGGAGATGACGAGATCCGTTGAATCTACGAATCCGATGTTTGCGCTGGCCGTAGTGTTAGCCCCGCAAGTGTTCCCGTCGATGACGGAATTGCTCGTTGCTCCGACTTGAATGTTGATCGGGCCTCCCTCGACATAATTCCCGACCACCCGGATTTTGTCGTGCGTGCTGGCAGGAGCTGTGCCGCCGACATAAATGTTCCCGAGTCCAGAGCCAGTTACCGTATTGCCGGAAATCAGCAGGTCGTACAACAGCAGATCGGAGAACGTCGTGATTCCCTTGCGGAAGGAATTGGTGACAGTATTGGATGTGACCTTGCAGGAATACGTCTGGATTGCTGAACCGCTAGCCGAATACAGCATGATCCCGTGATTGTCTGTGTATCCCGTTCGCCCGCATGCGTTGAGAGTGCATCCATCGATGATGCCGTTATTCTGCTCCTCGTAACGGATGCCTGCTTGCGTGGTGTTCTCAACGTAACAGTTCCGAACCTGGTTCCTGGTGCCGTTCTTCAAGTGAATTCCGGTGCCAGCGCCGAGCGTTCCGTTCGTGTTGCCGAAGAACCCAAGATCTTCGATAGTGATGTTGTTCTCGGTATTCGCGTAGACCATTGCCTGCGATGACGTAAATGCCGTTGTTGCAGACAGCTTGGACACATACATCCCGTCGCCAACCAAAACGGTATTTGAGTCAACGACGAGTGGCGCTGACACGACATATGTACCTGCCGGGAAGTACACGCATCCGCCAACGGCAGGAACTGCGTCAAGTGCCGCCTGAATTTCTGCCGTGTCATCCGCCGTTCCATCGCCTGCTGCACCAAAGTCCTTGACGCTCACGGCATCGCGGAGCTTGTCGAGCGCAGTGCGCTGCGTGGCGCCCGTGCCGGCGGCGAGGAACGTGACCTGTTCGGAGGTTGGTTTGGTTTGGGGCATAGAAGTTACTTTTTAGTTTGCAACGTCAGCAGCGGATCGCGCAATTTCGTAACTGAACAAATTTCCTGGGTCGTAGTAGAAGGTCACAATCCTTCGGAAACCATTAGCGGGCTGGGTCCACGCTCCAGCAAGTTTGTAACCGCCGGAAGCAGTCGAAAAGGTTGCTGCGCCAAGAGCGCCACCAGTTGTATTGATAATTGCGATGCTGTAAATCTGGCCAGGACCAGCATTGGCAACCGGATCAATCGTGAACGCACTGCTGTTGTTCGGCGTGATTTGAAGGATAGAACCCTTGGCGAGATCCGGGGTCATCACCGATGCATATGAGATGTTGTCAATCGACTGAAGGTATGTGACTCGCTTCCAGAAAGACGAACCCTTCTGCCAGATTGCATCACGAGATTCAATGTTTTCCCCAGACACTGCATTGTTGATGTACAGATCGCCGCTTGAGCCAAGAGAGTTGCTCGGCGATCCAGCCCCCTGATAAATCCTCGCGGCATTTGCGGTGTTGCTCGCAAGAGGCTCGGGACGCAATTCGGTATTCACCGCTTGCGTATAGATTTTGGCAGCACCAATGCTTGACGTACTTGAAATCCTGCTCGGAAATGCAGTGACACCAGGCGGGGTCGTGCTTGGCTCAAAATCCGACTTCGTTGCGTGCGTGGCCGACAGGAAATACCTGTCAGTCTGGTTGCCGTTCGAGCAATGATTTTTCTTGACATTGATGCTTCCGGACGCAATCGAAATGATTGAGTTGCCGGCGGCAAGATTGTCGTACTGGAAATAGCACTCACTGATGTTGATTGATTCGCCAGGTGCGCTAACGCCATCAGTCGCAATCTCAATGCGTGGAGCTGTGTGGCTCGGAGTAATGGTTTCGAAGTAGCAGCCAGTTACCGACATGGCGTACATCGACGCATAAGTCAGGATGTCGCGTGCATTCCCTTCAAATCCACACCCGTTGAAAATGTGGGATCGCGCCTGCATTGCTGGTCCACCACTTGCGCCAACTTGCACGGCTGCAACGGTATGGTCAAGAAAATAACAGTCTCGGTATTGAACGAAATTTACCGCTGGGGTTCCCGATGCAGCTCCGCCGCTGAAAATGCCAGTGCTGTTGCTTTGAAAGATGCAGTTCTGTACGAACGATGAACCGGAATATCCAACAGAAACCGCGCTCGTATAGAACCACAATGCCTTGGCAGAAGCATTTGAGAACCCGGTAAACACGCAATTCTTGATTTTTGCCAACCAGTTTTGGTTGAATTGGACGCCAGACGTGACGTTCGGGTTACCAGCAAACGTCAATCCATCAAGCTCAACATAACACGCACCAGTTGATGCATTGATCGTGAAGGCAGCGCCGCTCGATGCCGTTGTCCGCAAAATGGTTCCGCGCCCACCAGTTCCATTGCCTGTGGAATCTCCATAGATTCGCAGTCCCTGCCCGGTAGAAACAGAATCAGTTGGGGCAAAAGTCAGTGTCGTGAAGCGATATTTTCCGCCTGGGATGTATAGCGCCTTGTTCGCTGCGTATGCGGCATTGATTGCTGCCTGCAAAGCTGCTGTGTCGTTGGCGACATCGTCTCCAACAGCACCGAAATCCTTGACGCTAATCACATCGCCGAACTTGCTCGCCGCGCTGCGGGCGACTGCGCCGACGCCGCTCGGCGTGTAGGTGACGAGGTCCGCGCTCGTCGCGCCGATGTTGCTCGTCAGGAAGTTCACGAACTCGATGTTGTCGGTCCCGGCAACCGGAGCCTGCGAGAACGTCAGGGTCGTGCCGGCAATCGTGTAGGTGCTGCGCTGCTGGTATACGCCGCCGATGTAGACCTGTGCGCTGTTGCCGAGCGCACCGGGGTCCGAGGCGAGCGTGAACACCGTCTGCGAACCCGTGCCGCTGAACACCTGGCGCGTGATCGTCGTGGGCGCGCCGCTCGTTCCAGCCGTGATCGCCGTGGGGAGGCCGTTGGCGTCGAAGGCGAGGAACGAGTTCGCACGCGCATCCGCGGTCGGCAGCTCCATGTTCAGGCTGCCGTCCGTGATCGGGATCTTGATGGTCCGGTCGCCGATGTCGCTGATCTGCTGGATCTGGATGGTCGCCCGGTCCAGCGCGTCCGTGATGACCTCAGGGTAGAACCCGCCCTGGTTCGTCAGGTCCGTGGGCTGGAGGTTCGCGATGTCCGAGGTGATGACGAGCGTGAACCCGGTCGCAAGCGCGCCGGCAAGCAGCGTGATGCTGCCGCCCGGGTTCGAGTTCTGGTCGCCGTTGAGGGCGACGCTGTAGTCGGAGTTCAGGACGAGCGTGGACTCGACGCCCGTGGAACTGTTCAGCCGGACAACGTCGAGGTCTGCGGCCGCGAACACCTTGAAGGTGAAGGGGAACGTGGATGCCGTGCCGTTGCCCGTGAACGGACCCGCAATTCGCGTTGTGCTGGAAATCGTCATCTATAGCGTCTCCCTGCCGTGGGGTGGATGATATCAGTCTGCGGTTCGTTTCTACTTCTTGACACCAGTGAGAGGAGCGATCACCGCGCCGACGCCCTCGACCTCGCCCTCGAGGATCGCCTCGACGCCGTCGATGGTGCGGTTGATCTGCGCGCTCGGGAGTCCCGTGAACGCGCCGAGCGTGTTGATCGCCGAACGGACGAAGGCACGGTCGAACTCCATCTGCCCGGTCTGCGTGGCAAGGTTGTACGCCTCGCCGATGGCGCGGACGCCGGCAGGGCCGCCGTAGCCCATCCGTGCGCCCTCCGCGCCCGTCAGGAGCTGCGCCGCCCCGCCGAACTCGCGGGCCACGACCATCGTCCCCATCAGGAACGACAGTTCCTCGGCGGCCAGTTTCCGTGCCAGCGCCTCCGGGTCGAAATCGTCATCGCCTGCATCGGGCGTCAGCAACGCCTTGATGGCGTGTCCGAGTACCACCGGGACAACCAGCAGCATGACGTAGTCGGCGGCGAGCTTTCCGCGCCCACGCGCCGTGTAGGTCTGCACCGCCGCCATGTTGTAGACGGTGTTCATGTACGAGTAGAACACGGTGAACAACTTCAGGCCCGGGCCACCGCGCTCGATGGCGGCAAGGTCTGCCGTCAGGCCGCTGCCCTGCGAGTCCTTGACAGCCTGGTCGGCGAGCGCCACGGCGGTCGCATCGTCCTTGCCGCCGGTCAGCGCCTTGCGGTAGGCGCCCACCCACGTCGGGGTGTCAACGGCCCGCTGCATGGTCATCATCGCCACGTAAGCCTGCGCCAGCACCTTGCGGACGCCGGCGCCCTTGCCTCGCACGGTGTTACGGAGTTCGTTCAGCTCGCGGAACTGCGTCCGCTGGCGCTCGGCCATGAACGATGACTTCTCGCGCACGAACTGGCTGGTGACGAGCGGGCTGGCCGTGAACTCGGCGATCCCGAGTCCGACCCACTTCGCGCCCACGCGAACCACGCTCTGGTTGAACCCGGTGATCTGGAGCGCGGCGCTCATCACGTTGAACCCGAGTCCCGACGCGCTGATGCCCTGCCGCAGCCACGACAGCGCGCCCTCGACGTTCGCGGGGCGGTCGCCGGCGGCGTTCGCCTTCGCCCACTCCCGCAACTGCCGCAGGAACTCCGGCCCCCGCGTCTCGCGCACGGCGTTGGCGAACTTCTCGTCCCGCAGCAGGCGGTTCGTGGAGATCAGCCACTCATGCCATGCCAGGTCGTGGATCACGTCGTTGACACCGCTGAACGCGGCGTCAAGCGTGTAGAGGATCGGGCGACCGACCACCTTCTCGGCACGGGCCTTCGTGAACGAGCGGCGGGTCGTGGCGGCTGTGTAGGTGCCTCGGAGCGCGTCCTTGGCCTCCTGCACCTCATCGAAGGTCGCCACCCGGTCGCTCGCCACGGGGTCGTACTTGACGGGGTAATAGCCGCCGCGCATGGTCAGCGTCTGCCCGTCCGATGTCCGCACGGTCAGCGGCTGCGGCTCCACCCAGTTCGGCTCCTTGCCGTACAGGCGGCGCTCCTTCGCGGCGACCAGCGGGCGGTACGTCTCGAGGAAGTCCCACACCTGCTGCACCGCGTTCCATTCCGCGGCGGTCAGGCTCTCGAGGATGGGCTGCACCTGGGCCATGTTCCAGCCCTCGCCGTCAAGCAGGCGCTGCATGTTGCCGGCGTTGCCCATGTTCAGGGCGATGGCGATCCGTGCCTCGCGGTTCAGGCTGCGGTTGATCGACCGGAAGAACATGCCCTTGCCGCCCATGTTGCCGAGCGCGAACACGGGCTTCAGGATCTCTGCGAGCTTGGCCGTCGCCTCGGAGCGCATGCGCGTCTCCATGTCGGCGGCGGCGTTCGCCGTGCGGATCACGGTGTTCCACAGCGGGCCGTCATCCTTTCCGCCGTCCATGACACGGGCGATGGACGCAGCCTTGAGATGGGCAGCGGCGAACGCCTGGAGCTTGGACACCGTCCGCCCGATGTTCGTGAGCGGGCTGCGCGGGTCGATATCAAGGCCGCGCAGGCGCCCGGTCGCACGAATGCGGGTGACGATATCGTCGCGCTTCTCCTCGAACTCGGCACGCTCCTCGGCGAGCTGGAGCTTGCGCTCGTTCTTGCCGACGTACTCGATCTGCTTCACCGCCGACACCAGGTCGCGGAACTCGGCCACGGTCATCTCGCGGTAGTTCACGCGGCGGCCGGCCTCGAGCAGCTCGGGCGCGATGTCCGGGACGATGCCGCCATCGGCCTTTGCCTCCATCCATGCCGACAGCGTCTGCTTCCTGCGGTCGAGGATCTTCAGCGGGACGGCGGCCACGTCGAACCGCGACAGCAGCTCTGCAACCTGGTCGGCGGCGTCGGCGCCCATGCGCTTGACGTTCTCGTCGCGCAGGATGCGGCGCAGGTACTTGACGTCCTTGTCCACCTCGTCCTTGACGCGGAGCGCCTCCTCGGCGAGCTGGTTCTGGTACATCTCCTGCCGCTTGGCGCGGATCAGCGCCTCGTTCACCGTCCCGGTCGGGTAACGGACCTTCAGGCTGTCCGGGATCTCCGTCTTGCCAGCGAGCATGACGGCGTCCTTCGACGCCCGCGCCTCGGCGGCGACATGCTCGCTCGGGCGCACGTCGCGCACCTTCTTGGCGGCGATGATGTCACGGGCTGCCTGACGGGCGGCCTCCACGATCACGCGGGTCGGCTCCGTCGCCTTCGCCGCGAACTTCAGCTCGATGGCGACGAACCGGGCGCGTGCCTCGTTGTGGAGCGACTTCTGCACCTCGGCGTCCACCGCGGCCTTGGAGTTCAGGTCGCTGAACCGCTCGACCATCACGGCGTCCGTGCGCTCGTCGATGGCCTCCTTGATAGGCTTCAGTCCCATCACGGCGCGGATCATCTGGTCGCCGCTCGAGTAGCCGAACGTCTCGGCGATCATGTCGGGGTTCAGGCCGTCCTTGCCGACGAACCCGTACTTGCCACGCGCCATCGCCGTAACGTCCGGGCGCAGCGCCTCCGGCTCCAGCTCGTACATCTGCTTGACCGTGTCCAGGTCGAGCTTGTGCGGTCCATCGACCTCAACCTCCTGCCCGTCCGCGTCGATGAACTTGCCGTACCGCAGGTACGCCTGCGCCCGGTACGCCGGCTCCATTCGGACCTGCGCGGCAACCTCATCGCGCACCTCCTTGCGCTTGGCGTCGTGCTTCGACTGCATCTCCTTGACGATGCGGCTGCGGGCGTTCGACAGCCACTGCACCGTGCGGAGGCTCGCCTTCGTCATGTCGTTGATGGCGATGGCCTCGGCATCGGCCAGCGCGGCCTGGTGTTCCGCCCACTGCGCCTCGTCAACCCCCGCCTGCTCGCGGGTCAGGAACGCAGGCTTGATGCCGTCAATGGCCTGCTGCCGGCGGATGGCCTCCGGTGCTGCGAGCATGCGGTCGAACACCTGCCTCACCTCGCCCGTGAGGATCGGGAGATCCTTCCCGAACTCGCGGCGGTAGATCGCGTTCAGCTCGTCACGGATCGACTTGTAGACGCGGTTGAAGAACGTGCGCATGCGCTCGAACACCCCGCGCAGCTCGGCGCTCGGTGCCTTGCCTTCCCACATGTAGATTTCGCTGTTGTAGGCGATTGCCTCCTCATCGGGCCTCCGCTGCTCGAACGTCCTGGCGAGGTAGGTCTTGAGCCGTGCCTCCGGCGTATCGCCTTCCACGTTTAGCCAACGGAACAGGATGTCGAGATCCGCGAGCATCTGCGCGTCCGCACGGCCCTCTGCCGCCGCGGTCGTGTAGGTGTGCATGTAGAAATGCACCAGTTCGTGCAGGAATGTCGTGGCGTCGGCGCGCTCGCCGAGCAGGATCTTCAGCCGGCCGAAGTCGAACCCGCCGCGGGCTGGTCCGGCTGCTGCCTGCTCGTAGAGTCCCGCTGCCCGGAGTTCCTTGACGATGAGTTCGGTCGCCTGTTCCCGAAGAGCATCAAGACGCCGCCGTTCGTCAACTCGCGCAAGTCCTCTTTCGTCAACGGCTGCACCTTCGACGGTCTGTTCTGGGCTTTCGTCATAGAGGCTCCATGCTTCTCCGTGCTTGATGCGGACAATGAGCGGATCATTGCCAAGTTCCGCGTCAATTCTACGAGCAAGTTCACCGCTGTCAACGCCTTCATTCAACCCGATAACCATGCTTGACCCGACCGTGGAATGGCCGAGTTTCGTGACTTGGTACAGGCGTTTCTCGTACAGTTCCGTGATCTGCTCGGGGGTCGTTCCGGGCTGCAGGTCAATGACCACCAGGCCGGCACGACTTGCTCCCTCGAACTTCTGCTCCGAGATCGAGAAGATGGCTTTCTGCGACAGCACCTCGCGCAGCGCCTGCGATATCTGGCGCACCAGCGTGGTGGACGGAAGCGACATCGCAAATGACAGTTCCGTCCCGCCCTCCCAGCCGCCGATCTGTTCCTCGATGGCAGCCGTCACGCCGTACTCCTTGAGGATCTTCGGCACGATCTTCGCCATCACCGACCTGCTGATGGCGTGCCGAATCTCCATCGGGAGTGCCTTCCAGGCAGCCGATAGTTTCTCGTCCCGCAGGTCAGGCGCGATCTCGAACATCAGGCGCGTCATCTGCTGCATCTGCTGCTGGATCGCCGGCGTCATCGCGTCCATGAGCGAACGCGAGCGACCGCTGTACGTGGAACCGACCGGGAGGTTGGCAGGCTGCGCGACCCACTCCGGCGTCTTGATGCCCCCGGCCAGCTTGAATACCTGGGCGCGTGCATCCTCGAGGCTGATGTCGCCCTTCATGTAGCGGCCCCAGACCTCGGCGATGATCGGCTTGAGGGTCTTCTTCTCGGCAGCGACGAACAGGCCGCGGATGGCCTCCCACGTGATCGACTGCTCCTCGCGGGCGATGATGCCGCGCCGCGCCGCGGCCCTGCGGTATGCCTCGAACAGGATCGGGTAGCCGCCGTGCAGGCCGAGCTTCGCGTCCGACACGCCAGCGCCAAGACCCCAGCCGACGATGTCATCGCTGGCCGACAACGGCATGAGCGCGCCGGCTGCGATGGCATGGGTGTCAATCGTCGCGGCATTGACATTGGTCGGATCGAACAGGTTGTTGTAGAAGTTGCGGACCTTGTGCGCCTTGCCGATCTGGTGATGCACGTTCTCGGCGCGGCCGTCCTCGTAAACGCTGATGGCCTTCTGGATGGTCGAGTACGAACCCCACCGCATGGACATCGGCCCGGACGCGCCCATGCTCGGGCCGGCCATCCCACCCTCCGGCGTGATGATGGCGAACGTCCGGTCGTTGTGTTCCTCATCGAACATGCGGACGAACATGCCTGCAAGCTCGAGATCCTTTGAGGCAAGAACGGTCTGCAGGGTGCCTTCGCGCATGGCCTGCATGCGGGGTGACGCGGACAGGTCATCGAGGTACTTGATCCTGTCCTGCTTCGACTTGAGGATCTTCGCGAGGCGCGTGCCGCGCTTCTCCCATTCGGCCAGATCCTTCTCGTACTGCTCGTTGCGCGCAGCGAATTCGACCGCGGACTCGGCGAGAACCCGTCCGGGCATGCGCGGCGACTTCGGGCGCTCGCGCCGGTGAGCCGCCATGTCCGCACGGATCATCGTGGTCGATTCGCCGGATTCCTGCAGCTCGGCAAGCTCGACCTCGTATTCCTCGAGTTCCTGCTCCCATTGCGCCAAGTCGCGCTCGTACTTCGCCTTGAGGCGAGGACGGCGTGCGTCAAACGACTTCTTGCGCGCCTTGAAGTCCTCGAGCGATTCCTCCGTGCGCGGCTTCGTCGGCTTCTCCGGCTTCTCGTTGTCCGCGATCTGCCTCTCCGTGATGGTGACGCGGGCGCGGACATCCTCCACCATGCGGCGGAAGTTCTTCTCCATCTCGGGCGACCACCGCTCGTTGCGTGCAGAGGTCAGGATGTCGCCGATGCGGTCGGCCATCGACACGTTCTCGAACCAGTTCTTCTGCGGTGACAGCACGGCGAGCATGGCGGCCGCCTGCATGTCGGTGATGCCGTAACGCGCAGCAAGCCACTCCACGATCCGCCGGCCGCCCACGTACCACATCTTGGCGCGTTCGCGCTGGGTCGGATCCATCTGCTCGTACAGGTAGTCCAGGTTGTCGGCGACTGCCTCCATGAACTGCTCAAGCTGCTCGCGAGGCGTCTTCGTTTCGTCCAGCTTAACGGGGAACCCGAGTTCCTTGATCTTGGCGAGGTTGCCGGCGATCAGCTTCTCGTTGTCCTTCATCGCGTCCCAGTCGGCCAGCAGCATGCCGTCGAGGGCCGCCATCTCCATGCCCTTCGCTGACGGCACGCGAGTAGACATCGCCGCCTGCTCAAAGATGCGCGGGCTGGTGATGTCAAAGCGGCGCGACAGTGGGATGACGTTGCCGGCCTCGTCGTAGGTGACGGGGTCGGCGGACTCAAATCCAATCGATTCTTGGTTTCGTATTGCTAGCGATGTGTCTTGTCCATTTGGCTCAATAACGCGCACTGCGTCATAGCCCTTCAGCAAAACGCTGTTTCTCCAACTGTCTTGATATTCCTGCCACGGAATTAGTTGTTCATAGACGCGCAGCGGTTTGGTGAATCGAACCAACGACACGACGCCGTCGCTGTGTTGATTGGCAAACTGTTGTGCTTGCTCTCGTGATTCAGAAACAAATGTTTCCGTAACACCTTGTGGCCGATTGCGTTTGTGACCACGAAACATCATCCCGCGTGCCTTCGCCGCCTCATCCACCATGCGCTGCGCCGCTTCCATGTCGCCGCGCTCGACAGCGGCGAGGTAGTCGGCGTTCATCGTCGCAGCCTGCTCTAGCGGCGCAACGCCGACCTCCGCGCCGACGATCTCGCGCAGGCCGCGCTCGGCCTGGAACTGCGCCGGAGTCATGCCCATGCGCGCCGCGTTCGTCACCACGAAATCCCGGTACAGCAGCGACCCGATGTCGGCCTCCTCGCGGCTCCTGCCTGCCGCCTCAAGTCGCGCACGAACATCGTCGCGCACCGTTTCGGCCTCCTGCGAGAACGACGTGCCGGCGGCGTCCTGCTCCTGCATCAGGCGCATCGCCTCCTGCCGGCGCTCCTCCATCTGGCCCCGGTATCGCACCGCCTCGTCCACCGAAAGCGCGTCCGGGTTCAGTCGCATGTGCGGGATCAGCGACCTTCCGAGATCAGTCCGCGCCAGCCGCGCCCCGAAGGTGGCTGTCGGGATCGTCACGTCGCCGCCCGTCTCGAGCTGCTGCGCGATCTGCTCCCTGATCCCAGGCATCGCCTCGTCAATGACCTCGTCGGTCAGGGCGGGGTCTGCGCGCTGCGCCTGCTGAAGCACGGACTGCATCGTGCGTGCATCGACGTAGATCGTCTCGGCTTGCGTGCCTTCGGCCTGGGCAGCGAGGAACCGCTCGTAGGCGGCAGGGCTGCGCTCGGCGACCTTGTCCTGCTTGCTGACGTCCGCGAGGTCCGTGAAGAACCGCTCGGCCTTGCGCGCCTCCGCGACCTTGCGGGTGTTGACGTAGTAGTTGACAACGGGGCCGGGAAGGCCGACGAGTGCCATTCCCTTCGCCGTCTCCACCGCCGTGTCCACCAGCCGCTGCGCGACTTCTGTGCGGCCTTCCTCCGTTGACATCTTGAGAGGCAGGTCAGCACCGTAACTGTTCAGCTCCTCGCCGGCGACGGTGACGATCTCCTGCATTACCTCGGTTCCCGTCTCGCCCGCGATGGCAAGTCCGTACTGCATCCCCGCCCTGCCGAGCGCGGCGCGGGTGGTCTGCTGCGTCACGGCCTGCGCGGTGGCGCGGCGCACGGCACCCTTGAATGCCTCGCGGAACGGGGCGGCGATCATCTTCAGCCCGACCAGCTCCAGGCCCGCGTTCACCACGCCGACGCCCGTGGCAATGGTCCGCGCACGGTCGCGCACCTCGCGCATTTCCGACTCATAGGTCGCGGCGTCGATCTCACCCGCGTCCCTGCGCTGGCGCAGGACGGTGTCCGCCTCCTCAACCATGCTGCCGTAGGCGTTGCCCGCCTCTAGGATGTATCCGGCGCGGCCCATGCCAACCGTCAGGCCAGCAGTAGCGCCGATAGCCATTCCAGCCGGAACCGTTGCCGGGGCGAACGGACCGCCGACCAATCCGGCCGCACCGCCCATTACCGTCCCCATCAGCACCTGTTCAGGCACCTGCGCCGCCATCTCAACACGGATGCCAACCAGATTCGCCGCACTCTCGATGAACCCGGATTCCTTCGACAGCCGCCGGAGTTCGTCGTTGTAGCCCTGGATGACCACACGGTCGAGCCACGTCGGCTCCACGCCGCGCATTTGCGCCTCGTACATCTTGCCGAGTTCGGCGGTGGCGACTGCGCGGGACAGACCTTCCTCGACGTCCTTCGGGATGCCGGCGAACCACTTGAACACCCGCTCGGTCTTGGTCAGGTTGTCAATGTCATCGTGCGCGATGGTGGCGAACTCGCGCTGACCCAGAAACCGTGCGAGGTTCGGGGCCGTCCGCATGAGGTCGCGGTCGATTGCCTGCCGAGCAACGACCTCGCGCTCCATCTCGGCCATGTTCCGCAGCACCACGTCCTGACCGATGCCGACCTGCTGCCCGATGCGCTGCGCCCTCGCGGCCTGGTCGGGGTTTACTGCCGACGCCCCGCGCAGGGTCGCCATCATCTCATCCTGCGACTCGCGGGCGATCTGCACGGCGATGGGATCGAAACCGGGCGCCATCGGCGGCGGCGCATCCGCCTCCGTCTCGGCAAGCACCTCAAGCGCGATTGGGTCCGGCTCGTTGCCGACGTTCTGTGACGGCGCGAACCGCGCCATGCGCTCGTTGATGTCCGGTTCGATCACTTGGCTCGGCTCCGCATGATGTATGCCTTGATCTGTCGGTTGGTCGGGACAGCGATGCCGACGCCCTCGAGCGCGTTGATCGCACGGACATATTCGTCCTGCGGGATCTTGACGTCCTCCATCTGCACGAACCGCTCGAACTTCATCGACATTTCCTCTGGCGTCATGGTCGCCATCGGCTTGGTGATCTCGTTGTAACCGTAGATCATTCCGGGCTTCCTGATGGTCGCCTGCTGCACGATGGCGCGGTCGATGATGGACTGCTTCTCGTCACGCGACAGCTTGCGGTTCAGCCTTCGCTGCTCCGCATCCACCATGCTCGTCACGTTCTCGCGGAACCGCAGTCCGGTGTCAACCTCATCCTCGTCCCTGCGGTTCGGATAGGCGATGTCACGGAGGCCGGCGTCCACCAGCGTCTGCTTAACCTGATCCTCGTCCAGCGTCGAGTCGATGATCTTCTGCGGCTCACGCGCCGCCTTGACGTACTCCGCATACTTGGCAGGCGAGATCGCGCCCATCTGCTGCTGCATCCACCCTGCGTCGAGTACACGCGACGGGTTCAGCGCGACCTCGTAATCGGCGCGGGCGTCGGCCTCGCCGAACTCCTGCGCCTGGAAGTGCGACAGGTGCGCCGGCGTCAGCATCGCCTTCTGCCTCGGCGGAAGGTCGGCAAGGCGGTTCCCGGGAACGGCAAGGTACTGCGCGACCGCGTCGTAGTTGTTGCGGTACTCGACGTTGAGCAGCGCCTCCTCGGCGTCGTAGTCCGACTTGATCTTGTCCCTGACGAGGCGCCGCATCTTCGGATCCTCGATCATGTTCGCACGGTCCATCGCACCGCGCAGATCCTCCGGCGGGACGTCCGTGCCATCGCGCTCGGGGTACTGCTTCGGGTCGGCGGCGGCGTGCGCGTAGCCGTCGCGTCGGATGGAGTCAGCGAGCTGCTCGACGAGCGCGACCTGGCGGTTCGCCTCGAGGCTCTGGTTCATTGCCTTCACCGCCTTCTCGCCGACGCGGCCATCGGCGAACCTGTCAATGAGCTGCTGCGCCTCCGCGTACTTGCCGTCCGCGATCAGGGCATTCGTCATGCCGTCGAGCGCCGACTCGTAGACCTGCTGCTCGCCGAGCTTCCACTGCGCGCTGTCCTGCGAGATCCCCTCGAGCTTCATCGCCTCGCGCTGCTCGTTGACGGCAACGGCGAGGTTGACGTCCATCTCGGCCATCCCGAACTTCTTCCCCGTCATGGGGTTGACCTCGTCGGCCTGTCGCACCGAGTTGACGGCCATCTGCACGCGCACGTCGCGGCGGGCGACGGACTCGTTCTTCGCGTAGACCCGCGCCTCCTTCATGCGGTGCGCGTTCATCTGTGACTCGAACTGCGACAGGTTCCGGGCGGCGACCTGCTGGTACATCGCCTTCGACGTCGCGGTCGGCATCCGGTCGATCTGCGCCTGGAACGCCGAGCGCACGCCGTCAACGGCCGTCTGATACCCGTCCTCCGCGTCCTTGCCCTGCGCGGCCATGTAGTTCTGGAAGATCGGGTTGGCAGCCTTCAGTCCCTCCACGTCGCCGCTCTTGGCGTTGGCGTTGTCAAGGTCATCCTGCATCGCGCTGCCTGCACGGAAGGCGACCTCGCCGGCCTGCATCATGGCGCGGCCCAGCGCGACCTGCTGCTGCGGGAACAGGTTCTCCATCGGCTGCACGCCGGGTGCCTGGAACTGCCCGATGTCACCGCCCTGCGCGGGCGCGACCTGCGGGACGAACGATGTGGGTACGGTCGGCATGGATCAGAGCCTCTGCGTTGACACGCCTGCGAGCAGTTCCTCGATGCGACGGTTGCGCGCCCACGTGCTGCCGATGTCGGCTGCGCTCCCCAGCAGGCTCGTCCCGAGCTGAAGGCCGGGGTAGATCGTCCCTGCCGTCGCCTGTATGTTCCTGGCCGAGATGTCGGCCATCATCGCCTGCGTCCCAAGATTGAACGCCTGCAACTTGGCGGCTTCCTGCGCCCGGACGGTGGCAGCGTCCATTGACAGGACGTCAATCTCCTTGATGACGTCCATGCTGCCGATGATCTCGCCGGCGGTCCCTGCCCCGAGCGTGGCGCCGCGGGCTGCCAGGCCCGCCCGTGCGCTTGCCCGCTGCTGCCCTGCGCCCATCGTGTAGCGGCCGATCTGCTGCTGGCCAGCCCGACCGATCTGCGTGGCAGTAAAGGCGGCCCCGCGCTGGTTGATGCGGGACATCTCGGCGGCGAACCGCTGGTTCTGCGCCTGCATCTCGAGCTGGTTCTTCTGGTTGACGGCGCCGTAGTACGACCCGATGGCGCTGTTGACGGCCCCGAATATGGCCATGATGGGGCCAGCGACGAGAAGCCCCTCGGCGAGTCCGCTCGTCAGGCCGCCCGTCGCCGCGCCCTGCGCCTGGGCATACGACTGCCCCGGCTGCAACCCGGTCAGGTACGTCCCGCTGCTTCCATATGGAACCTGTACGACTGCCATGTCAGCCTCCCAGCACGACCTCAAGGGTCATGCCAACGACGGTAAGCGGAAGGGGATCCTCCTGCCGCATGTAGACCTGTCCGCTCGCCTTCCAGCTCGGCGTGAGATCGACGTCGAGTTCGTCGGTCTTGAGTCCGGGCGGCGTGCCATACGGCTCCGTGGTGCGCTGCTTGACTTCCACGAGGTTGTCCGCATCCGGCCCGATGAAGATGCCGCTTGACTTGAACACCCGGATCCACGCCTTGTTGACGTTCTTGAAACGGCCCTGCCCGTAGCCGTCCACGTTCATGGAAATCGGCATGGTCTGGAGGTCGCTCTCGTAGGGGAGGCCGACGTGGACGAGGGCGGAGGCGCGCTGGATGGTCACCTGGCCGCCCGTGACGGTCACCTGCGGCATCACGGCGCCGTCCGCAAGGATGCTGACGGTTTTTCCCTCGAGGTGCGACAGGCCGCTCACGGTGTCGCGGGCGAACGCCCAGACGGTCGTGGCGACGTTCCGCAGCGCCGCCGGCAGGGTGACATCCACCCGGGCGGTCGCCACCGTCGTGCTGGTCGTGCCGATGATCCGAAGGCGGTACTTGTTGCCAGCCGAGTCCGTCATCACGATGGCGTCGTTGATGTCCGTGGGCGGCGTGGACGTTGACGGGAACTGGAAGATCGCGCTGCTGGCGGTGATCGTCAGCACCTCGCTCGGTCCCCATGTCGTGCCGCCCGTCACCGTGACCGTCGTGGCCCCCGTGTTCGTGCCGTCGAATGTCAGGCCGCTGTCAACGTGGAAGCAGTTCTTCAGTTCCGTGACCTGCCGGCTCGCCATGCGCTCGACGTACCGCTTGGTGACGCCGCCGATGGTGCGCTTCACGACCACGTACAGGCGGTCCTCTGCGCCCTCCGCGACGGCGGTGCATGACTCGAAGGTGCCGTCGGTGTCATGCCATGCCCATGACCCGACCTGCTGGTCCGGGACATAGGTCAGCGACAGCAGGTAGCCCGTGCTTGACACGAACCACAGCAAGGGCTGCGGCGACTTGCTGTAGCACATGTCCGAGATGTCGTAGTTGTCGAACAGGTGCGCGGCGCGCAACGAAAGGTCGCCGGTGACGAACCCGCTCGCCTGCCAGGAGTACCCGAGTTCGCGCACGTGTCCGCCGCGTGCGGCGCAGTAGACCACCGTGTTGTTGACGATTGACGGCTGCACGTTGTTGGCGCCGATGTACGACTGCGGGCGCACCGAGATGGTGGTCGGCGTGATGACGTCGCTGTTGACGGGCGAGACGCGCCACTCCGCCGAGCTGGTGAGCAGGAGGAGCTGCGTCAGCGGGACGATGTGGCGGATGGTGTTCGCCTCCCGTGCCGCGACCCGGAAGTTGATCCGGTCGGTGTCCTGCAACGGGATGTGGTAGGACATGTCGCTCTCGGTCCCGGTGCGCGTCATCCACAGCGTCTGCGGGGCGTTCGTCGTGCCGGCGAAGATGCGGCGCTGCTCGAAGTACGAAACCGCGCCTGGGTAGTTGCCGCTGCTCGATAACACCGTGTCAACGGTCGGTGGAGAGATCCCCATGTCGGGAGCGATGTTGTTGTCCACGAACGAGGTTGTCTCGGTCTGGCCGATGTACCCGTACAGCCCGCTCTGCCGCTTGTAGACATTGTAGCGAACGGCGCCAGACACGGCCGACCAGGTGATCGTGTTGTACGCGCCGACCATCGCCAGATTGTTCGTCGTGTTTCCTGCGCTCGACGGTGGCGTCTCGTCAACGCCGTTCGCCGGGATGGCGGTGATGACGTAGTAGTTCGTGAGATCGGCCGTCTGCGTCATCGGCTGGACGAGGCCACCGCTTCCGTACACGCCGCCGGTGAGCGTCGGGGCCAGCGCGTTCTGCACGGACAGGACGGAGAACGTGTTTCCGCCAGCTCCGTGGAACTTGTCAATGATCCAGAACTTGTCGTTCAGCAGTTCGCCGCCAGTAGGTGGCGTAGTCCACGTGATTCCGCTGATGTAGATGGTGTCGCCTGCCGAGAATATGACGTCTTTGACGTCCGCGCTGACGGTGATGTGCCCGGTGCCGACGTTGATTCCGGTGATGTTCGCGCCGACGCTCCTGGTCGGCGTGACGGTCGGCGCACCCGGTGTGGAAATGTCCGCTCCGAAGATGATCGTTGTGAGCGTCCAACTCGTCGCACCGAGGCGCTTCAGCTCACGCGGCGCGTAGTTCGGGTGCACGAGCGTCAGCACGTCGGCCGACTGCACGTAGTGGATGTCGAACAGGTCGGCCTCGGCGTACGGGTTCGGGATCTCGTAGATCCCGGCCGGCATGGCATACCAGTAGGTGGCGTTCGGCGGCGCGTTGCCCGTCGTGTTCGCGATGCAGTAGTAGTTCACGCCGCCGCTCGAAACGAGGTTCCCGACCACGTAGGCGGTCGCGCCGTTGTAGGCGGCAGGCGTCCCGGGCCCAAGCGTCGCGCCCTGCGTGTGGAACCGGAAGTACCCGGCTCCGAGCTCGAGCACCATCGTCTGCGTCGTGCTGTAGGTGAACGGGATCAGCCGCACCTTCTTGGTGCTGTCCTTCACCTCGCGGACGAACGCAAGGCCGGCACGGTTCTCGAGCGGCCCCTGCGGCATCGGGATGAAGTTCCGAACCTTCGCAGCGCCCGTCTGGAACTTGGCATCGTCCACGCGGCCGAACATCTCCGGCGACATCTCGCCGCCTGCGAACGAGCGGAACAGGTGCCGTACCGATGCCATCAGCGCCCCGAGATCCAAGAGGTGATGTGTTCGGGCTTGACGTTGCGCTGGTTGCTGTCGGAGGCGCGGGCCATCTGCACGTACCCGAGCGCAAGCTGCGTCTGCCGCTTGCCTTCCGTGGCACCCTCCGTACCCTTCACGACCGGGCCGGCGAGCATCCCCGCGAGGTGGTGCGATAGCGCGATGGCGAACAGCGGGTCGAACTTGGTCGGGTCGGTGACGAGCGCCTGGTACCGCAGGAGCGCGTTCTCCTGGTTGGTGTAGATCACCTTGTTGCCGAGCGTGTCCGTCTCGATGACGTATTCCTGCGGCACGTACACGCCTGCGCCCGGGAGCGGCGGCGTGATCCACCCGTACCCGTACTTGTCGGCCGGGTATGCGCGGATCGAGTAGTCGCTCTCGGCCTCCGGCGGCAGGACGGCGGTGGCCGTCATCATGTCGCCCGGTACGGCGTATGCGTACTTCCACATGGTGTACGGCATCGTCACCTGCGCGAGGCTCACGCGGCGCGAGGCGAACGACCAGTTGTGCATCTGGAGGAGCGTGTCCCGTGCGCTGGGGTAGAACCGGGCGCAATGCTCTGCCTGCGCGGACCCCTCCGGCGGGTCGATGCTGGCGATGGTCGCATCGTCGCCGAGGTGCGCGAGTGCGAGGTTGCAGATTTCAACGACGCTTGGCACGGGAGCCTCCTATCGGGGAAGGAGGGGAGCCGGGGTTTCCCGCCGACTCCCCTCCCTTGCGTCACATCATGCTCGGATCACTCCGACATTTCGGTCGCGGCCTTTCCGCGCTTGCGAAGCTTCGGGGCTTCGGGCGCGGATTCCTCGTCCTGCGGAACCGCCTCGAGCGGCTCCATCAGTTCAGGGATGAACTTGCTTCCGCAGTCGAAGATTTCGCCTTCGCGGCGGTAGCCGTTGTCCACGAAACAATTGACGAGTGCCTTGACCTTCATGTCGTTGATCCTCACTGAACGGCGAAGCCGGACGGATAGAACTTGCGGCCGTCCTGAATGTCCATCGTCAGGTACGCGCAGATGCTGCCGGTGGTCGGCGTGGTGCCAAACGTTTGATAACGGGCGCCAAGGTAACGACGGCCGGTGGACTGGCTGAACGTACTCGGCTCGAGGAGAGCCGGGTTGATGCGGACATAGAACTGGCTGTTCACCGTGTCCAAGCCATCCGCGAGCAGGATGCGACCGGACGAACCGACGGCCCTGGGGTTCGTCGTGAGCGGATCGTTGTCGGCGATGATGACCTCCATCTCGAGAGAGGTGAGGTTGTTGTACGCCGTCACGATGGTGAAACAAACGTACAGGTCGCCGCCTTCGCCGAGATCCCTCGCCTGAAGCAGGTCGATGGAATTGGTGGAAACGACGGGCGTGCCGGCCACGGGAAGTGCCGCCTGCCCGGTGACCGCTCCGGTCTGCGGGACGGTCCCGCTGATGACGTTGTTGCTGCTAAAGACGTCGAAAATCATTGTGTTGTTCTCCCTTCAGGAGTTTGATGCGTCAGGAAACCTGAGCTTCGGTGTTGACGATGGCATCGACGCAACGCAGGGGGACGCCCTGGAAGGTCAGCCAGCTGTACGGGGTGCCGAACTGCGATAGTCCCTCATTGACCTTCAGGACGTACTGGCTCTTGTCGAGCGCAGCAACCGAAAGGCCGCTGTGGACGGTGCGGTTCATGTAGAACGCGGCGCGGCCCATCGCCATGTTGGGGACGCGGTAGAGCGCACGGCTCATGAGCTTCATGATCGCGGTCGCTGCGCCAGGAGCCTGGCTATCAACCTGGGAGAACAGCGCGGTTGTGTTGATGTTGGCGATGCGAACCACGTAGCGCCAATCCTTCACGACGAGGCCCGACTTCCACTGGTAACGGGTGGCGTAGGCCTGCATGCGGTTGGAACCGTCATACACGGTCTGCTCGCCGAGATCCTCGTGCATGAGGCCGGCCTGCGAACCCTTCGGGAAGGGGCAGTACACGGTGTTGTCGCCCCACACGACGAGGTAAATCGACGTGTTGGCGGTCGCCGAGTAGCTGCTGCCGGTCAGGGCATTCAGCACGTTCTGCGAGTTCCCGGAACCCGACAGGGCCGAGTACCGAGGAGCGATTCCGAGGAACTGCTTCGGGTCAGTCGAGGGGTTGCCGTAGAACAGCGTGGTCGCCATCGTCTGGTTCATGGCCTCGAGGAAGGCCACGTCCTCGGACAGGCGGAACTGCGCCGTGTTGCCGTTGAGCATGGCGAGATCCTTGTCAACCTCGCTGCGGGCTTCGAGGATGCCGCAAGCCTCATCGACCTGCGCGGTCGTGGACTTGCTGTTCGGGATGCCCTGGTTGAGGGCGCGCCAGTAGACGGTGGGAAGGCCCGTGCGGATCACGACGCGCTCGCCGGTGGGCAGGTTGCCCTCCTTGAACACGCAGTCCTCGAGGACTTCGTTGGTCTGGGACAGGAGTTCCGCGATGACCGGGATGCGGCCCTCGGGATCAATGCGCTTGGCCCACTCGGCCAGCGACAGGTTGTTGGTAGAAAGTGCTGCCATTGGAATGGCTCCTTGTGTTGGTTAGGACTGACTTGAATACAGAGCATCGGCGAAGTCGTTGAACGAGCGTGGTCCGGCTGGTTTCGCCGAACCCTTCGTTCCTGCGACGAACCGATCCTCACTGATCGCCTTGCCTGCGCGGACCATGAACCGGATCACCTCCGGGTGGTTGCCCAGGCCAGACTCGTTGAGCAGCGTGCGGAGTTCGGTGGTGCCGAACGCATCGAGCGCCTTCTTCGCGGTGGACAGGTTCTCCGACAGCTTCTCGCCGCCGAACTCCTTGTCCGTCTTGGACGAGTTCGCCCATTCCGCACGGATCGCCTCGATCTGCGCCACCTGACGCTCGGCCATCTTGGGGGCCATTGCGTCAAGGACGCGCTGCGCCGCCTCCTGCGACAGGTTGAGTTCGCGGGCGACCTCGGAGTACGTGTTCAGCACCTCGGCGTCGAATTGACGTCCGTCCTGTGCCTTGAACTCGTACTTCTCCGGCGCGGCCTGCGGCTTGGCTTCCGCCTTCGCCTCGGCTGCCGGCTGGTCATCCGCGACGGTTTCCGCAGCGGCCGCCTTTGCGGCTTGCGGCTCCTGGGTCGCGTTCGGCTTCTGCCCGTCCCCGTAGAGCTTCTCGGCCGTCGCCGAGGTGCTTGCAGGGGCCGAAGATGACGGGGCAGCGTTAGTTGTCGTTGCCGCTGCTTCCACCATCGTTGGTTCGTTCATTCGTGTTCTCCTTCATCATCACGGGATACAGCTCTGGGCATTGCGAGTGGACGAGCGAGAGGAGCCGAAGCCCGTAGTTCCTGTTCCCTTCCGCGAAGGCCATTGCCATCGCGTTGGTGTTGAACGACGAGCGGAAGATCCCTGCCGTGTCCAGAAGCCGCCATACGACGCGACGGCCACGCTTGTTGCCCATGAGCCACTTGACGTCGCCCTCCTCGTTCTCGCGGTCCAGTCGTTCGCGGAGGTCGCGCTGCGCCTTCGCCTTCTCCTGGCCCCGCAGGTCGAGCGGGTCATAGTTGCTCACGATGCCATCCTATCAAATGCGAAGGCGTTGCCATTGCGAAACATCAGACTTCGACGGCTGACGGCGAGCCGTAGCCGCTGAACATGTTCACCACGTCGGTGAGCGCGTTCTGTCCCTGCGTGGGAGCCTGCGCCATGTTCTTGACGGTCTGGGACTGCTGCTGCATCGCGGCCACCTGTTCCTTCGCGGCCATCGCTTGGTTGCGGGCCTGCCGCACCATCGCGACCTCCTTGTCGGCCACGATCAGGGACGGGTCCACGCCGAGCATGTCCGCGTAGATGTCAGCCCACTGGTCGCTGTCAAACTTGTCAAGGATGTCGGGCTTCATCTGCGCGATGGCGCCGAGGTTGCCGACGAACCTGTCAACGGCGTTCGTGCCGATGGCACGCTGCGCCTGCGCCAGCATTGACACGAACTCGACGTTGAGATCCATGCCCTGCAACTCGGCGGGGGCCGGCGGGATGACGCCTCCGAGGATCATGCGGTCGAACGTGATGTCAATGAGCGGGTTGAGCAGCTCGTTGTGCAGGCGCTCGAGGACGGGGCCGAGCATGAGGAGCTTCTCCTCATGGCGCTCGGCGACCTCCGTGGCGGTCATCCGCGCCTGCGGGGCCGACGCCAGCATCAGGAACAGGTCCGCGTAGAACGCGCCGCTGACGCGGCTGCGGCAGTCCTGGATGTCGGCGAGGAGGTACGACAGGTTCAGGTTGGTCTCGAACGCGGAGCGGATGCCGTTGCCAGCCGGGTCAACGAACGTGATCCCACCGGGCATCGTCTCGACGTCCCGGTTCTTCATGGAGATCGGCACCTGGAGCGGCGGCTTGGTCTGGAAGTCAATGGCCTGCGCCTTGCGGAGCTGCTCGTGCTGGAGCTGCTTGACGTCTCCGAGCGCCTCCATGCCGGGGCTGTTCCCGTAGATATCGCCGCCGACCACGGACCACCGCGGGCAGAGCGCGGGGAAGTAGTTGAACCCGCTCTCGCGCAGGAACTTGTCCTGCTCGCCGCCGACCTCGAAGTACCACGACCCGTAGGGCATGTTCTTGCTGTCGCGCTTCTTGATGTCGCGGTCCATGCGCGGCTCGATGGCATGCACGACGGGAACCCACTGGTCGAGCGTCCCCGTGTCGTACATGTTCTGCACGGAGGTCGAGCAGTTGTCGTACCCGAACTCCTTGACGATCTGCGACACGGTCATCTCGAACTCGCGGTACAGTGTGCAGACGCGGCCCTGCGCGTCGGTCGAGATGCAGTATTCGCCTGCGGTCAGCGGGTAGTGGTGGATGACCTCGTTGAAGTCCGGCAGCACGATGCTCGCGGCCGTGCCGAACGCGCCGAGTTCCTCGTACATCAGGTGCAGGGAGCGGTAGGTGTTCGACTTCTGGAACACGCGCTGCATGCGCTTGGTGACGTCATCGAGCCACAACTTGACGGGCTGGTAGGAGTTCAGCTCGGGGTCGGGCGTGGCGAGGCGGAACCACTGCCGTGCGGGCGATGTGGCGCCAGACATCAGGCCGGCGCCGAGCGTGCGGAGTGCACGCGTCCCGGTGTTGTCGTAGATGTTGTTGTGACGGCGATAGCCGCGGTTCCGGTCCTCGCGGAAGTAGCGGCCGTTGCGCGGGAGGAGGTAGGAGGTGATCTCCTGCCAGTGCGCCATCCACGATGCGCGCTCGCTCTTGAGCTGTCCCCAGCGCGTGAACAGGCGATCCCGCGTGGGAGCGTCCGGGTACGAGCGGTTGTCGCCTGTGTATTCGCTCATGTCAGCCCCCCAGGAGGGTGGAACGTCCGAGCGCAAGATCCTGCGGGTTCACGCCCGTCGGCCCGGTGAGCATAGTGCTGGTCGGCCCGGTCGCTGCTTCCTGCGCCCCGGCCATGATGGCCTGCACGTTGGGTTCGCGGCGCTGCGCGCCTGCGATGGCCTGCTCGCTGCGGCGCTGCTGCATGGCGGCCTGCGCGGCGAGACGGTTCTGCTCCTGCGTCTGCTGCCGAAGCGCCTTCTCCTGCGCGTTCTTGGCGGATTCGCCGCTCGCGATTGTGTAGCCGAGTCCCGCGCCGGTCGCCGCAAGTCCCGCCGTGGCAACTGCGCCGACCGTCGCTGCCGATGCTGCCGATGCGCCGAGCGCGGTGCCGAGTGCTGCGAAGAATGGCATCTAGCCTCCCTTGACGTAGGTCATCTCGCTCGGCTCGTACCCGAGCTTTCGCAGCATCCTACCAACCTGCTCGCCGTTGACCGCGACGAGTTGGCTCATCGTCACGACGTGCGCGCCAACTTCCCTCGCCCACGCCTGGTACGCCATGACGAGTCGCATGGCCGCGCTCGAGCCGCGTGCCTCCTCGTCCACCCACCACGCCAGTTCGTGGGCGACCAGCACGTTCGGCGCGAACCACATCGGCATCAGGGCGCACGCGAGCATCCCGCAGACCTTGCCGTTTGACTCGGCGAGGAAGAAGATCCCTGCCTGCATGAACGCCGACACGCCGGCGCGGAGCTGCTCCCTGTCCGCATTGACATGCTTGCCGTGCGGACCGAACGCGATGAAGCGTTCACCCATGTCAAGGATCGTGTCAAGGTCATCGGCGGTGGCGACTCGGATGAGCATCACATGTCCTCGTAGGGGTCGTAGTCCTTCGGTCGCGGGTCAAGTCGCTCGCGCACCTCGCGTGGCAGCTGCTTCGCCACGGGGTACGCGAATGTCAACGCCAGCGCGTCAGCGATGTCCGGGCTGCCGCCGCCTTGCAGGCGCTTCTTGATCTCGTCCTTCGACTCCAGGCACCGCTTGCCGACCGCGTCGTACCAGTACGTCGGCGTTGACAGTTCGGTGAGGAGATCGGTGCGGTTGGGCAGGACGCCGCCCATGTCGATCCATTCCTTGACACCCCACCACATCTCGGCGCGCTTGTTGACGAACAGGTTCGGGTTCGACGCCTTGCCACCGAACGGCACCTCGATGACGTCGTACCCGAGCTGCCGCAGTCGGTCGATGACGCCGGCACCCGCGCCGCTGTCAATGAACACCGCGTCCGGGTCGCGGTCCTCAATGACGTTGGCGACGGCGGCGGCGAGGCTCATGTTGTCAATGCCCGTGAACACCATCGGCGGCTCCATGCGGAGTCCTTGGCGCAGGACGATGACGCTGCGGTCATCCCCGAACCGGGCCGGATCCACGCCGATGACGAGCGGGAACTCAATGACGTCGCCGTCAGCGATCTTGCGCTCGCTCGCGGCGGTCGCGTCGGTGAGGCTGATGAGCTGGTCCTCGCCGGCGGCGGCGAAGTCGCAGAGGTACTCGCGTGCGAACGCCTGCTCTGGCATGTCGCGCTTCAGGCGTGCGACCTCGTCCTCGTCCAGGGCGTCGGTGTCGTGGACGGTGTAGCGGGCGGCCCACCAATCCGGCAGGCTGCCTGCGCGGTAGAACAGCTCGCTGAACAGGTTGATGCCTGCGGGCGTCCCGATGAACATGGCCCAGCCCTTGCGGTCGGACAGGGCGGGCTGGATGATGTCGTTCCAGACCTCGGGCTTGATCTGGGCGACCTCGTCAATCACGCATCCGTCGAGTCGGACGCCGCGCAGGGCGTCGGGGTTGTCGCCGCCGAACAGGCGGATGGTGGCCTTGTTGTGCTTGAACGTCACGGCCAGATCGGCCTCGTTCACTTCCACGGCCGCGGTGCGGATGAACGGGTCGATCTTGGACTTGAGGCGAGCCCATGCGATGGCCTTGGCCTGCTTGAGGTATGGCGCCACGTAGACGAAGAACCCCAGTTCGGCCTTGAACTTGATGGCCTTGTCGAGCAGCTCCATGATGGCGAGCTCGGTCTTGCCGGCTCGTCGGTGCAGGGCGAGAACCGTGAACCGCTTGCGCTCGAGGTGGCACCGCTTCTGCCACGCCCTGGGCGCGTAGTTCAGGCGCACCGTTTCAGTTGGCATCCGGGACGCCCGTGATGACATTCAGGGTCACGCCGCCCTCGTGGGCGACGGCCTGCCTGTCGCCGTACTTCTTGGGGTTCCACTTGGCGAGGAGCTTGAGCCGGGTATCGACCTGAAGCCTGCGCCACGCCACGTAGACCTGGTCGCGAGGCTCGTCATCGGCCAGCGCCATGCACTGGTCGGCGATCACGTCGTAGCCGTCCTCGCGTGCGCGTGCGATGCGTGCCACAAATGCCTCGTCCTTGTCCATCCAGTGGTACACGGTGCGCCAGTCCGGGTGCCCGGGCTGCCGGCACCATTCGCGGAGCGGCTTGCCCTCGGACAGCCATTGGATCAGGCTGTCGGCGTGGTGTGCCGGGACGGGTTCAGGCGGTCGGCCCCTCGGTCGCTTCGGGGATGCGCTCCCATCGGCGGGGGACGGCGACGCGGCGTTGGTACTTCGCGATCTTGGCGACGGTGTACCAGGCGAGCCCGAGGGCTTTGGCGATGCGTCGGTAGCCCCATCCGTGTTCTTCGTGGAGTTCGCGGATTTCATCGACGATGGCTTGCGGGATCGTGGCATGGTGGTGGCTTTCCCCTACCCGGCGCCCGTTCTCGCCGTAGGCGACGAGGCGCGTCACTTCTTGCGGGCCTTGGACTTGCGGGCGTCGGCGCGGTTGAACTTCTTGGCGACGGACATGGGCACGCCGACCTTCTTGGCGAATTTGCTTGAATGCGCGGCGGCCGCCATAAGCCTTCGCTGCCGTTCAGACTTGCTTGGCATTTCGTCTCCTTGTGAGTTCCTTCAGCCAGTTGCAATTCTTGCACAACACTTGAAACCGTGATGGGTCTTGCTTCACCAGGAAGATGATGTTCTTCCGTGAATCCTTATGCCCATCGTTGTTGATGTGGTCGAAGTCCAGCACATCCAAGTTGTCGATGCCACAGTGAACACACTTCCCGCCGTGTTGGATCAGAAGATCCTTGCGCGCCTGATTCCTCCACGCACGGCAGTAAGCATCTCGAACATGCTTGGTCCGCTTGTAATACACACGGCTGTATTCATTCTTCGGCATCTTCCGCTTCGGCATGAAATGCCGCAACGAAATGCCTTCGCTATGTGCGCGGGAATACACAGCGGCTTGTGTTCGACCCAGTCGTTCGGCGACTTCCCGGACGGATTTGGACTCCGTCACTGCCCACTGCAACTCGCCTTCTCCCCAAGGGCGACGGGCACTATGCACCACATGCGCCATCAGGCTGGTTCCTTGGGGGTGAGCGTGAGTTCGAGTCCTGCTGCATGTGCGATCTTCAGGATGGAGTCGAACGCCGGCTTGCGGCGGCCGATGCTGGGTGCTTTGGAGAGGAGGCAGCGGACGGTGTGTGCGCGGAGTTCGCCGTCCTGCTCGAGCTGGCGCGCAAGCGCAGAGCGCGTGAGGCCCGCGCCAGTGACTCGCCGGGTAATGGCTTCCTTGAAGTCATCGTACGACCTGATATTCATTCGCTGGAGTATACGCTAATCCTGCGTGACTTCCTTCCCGAAGTCCTCGGAAGTCGCTGCCCAGATGATCCTGGGCCACCCGATGAGCTTGCATCCTTCGATGTCGGCTTCGATGCGGTCGGTGACGAAGGCGCGTGCCTCCGCCATTGACATTGACTCATGATCGCGGAGTCGTGCGGCGATCATGTCGCCGGAGTAGATGGCGACGGGGATTCCCGTTTCGCCTGGTCGCGGGTACATGACGCCGAGGAGCGTGTCCTCGAGGTTGGCGAGGAGTACGGGATGTGGGCAAGATTTCTTCCCGCGCTTCGCCATGTGGGTAAGTCTACAAAGCACGAACCCATAGGCATTTTTTTGCCTACGGGTCCGGTTTAGTGACGTTGGATCGGTTAGCGCGGTTCGCGTTCCGGGTCTGGCGGATTGTGCTGCGTCTGCGCGATCACCCAGTTCCTGAAATCGTCGTACTGCCGGCGCAGGTTCTTGCGTTCGTCGGACCATTCCTGGGTATCGAAGTCCTCGACCTTTTCGTGCCACTTCTGCATGAGCGTCTTGGAATGCGCGAGCGCGTCGTTGACGGCTTCGTGCTGGGTAACCTCGAGGACGATTCGGAACTGCGGCGTCCCGTTCTTGTCAACGCCGTGCCACCACCAGTATTCGTCCTCCTCCGGGTCCATCAATTCGATGTGAGGGGCCATGCGTTCGGGGAGGATCTCGACGCGAACGCCGAACTCAAGCGTGTCGCACTCGATTGCGCCAAGGCGCGAGTTCCATCGGAACGCGAGCGTCCCGGGCCACTTGACGTTCCATGTGTCAATCAACAATTCTGGCGTGATTCTGTTCCCGTGGCACAGGCCGAAGTTAATGCGTGATGACAGGACGGAAGCGTTGTCATCACACCACTTCTCGAAGCCCGGGATGTCAAGCGTCATCATGCTTGACGTTTCGTCGCGCCATGCAATCACGTACCACATGCGATCTCCTCTCGTTCGGTGTTGTCAATGACGGCACGCGCCGCCAGCGTGGATCGTATACGACAGAGTGTAATCATGCAAGTTTGCGGCGCATGCGGTCAATTGCCACGGCGAGCCAGAGATCGTTCTTGAGGTTCAGACCAACGGATTCGCGCACTTGACGGATCTCGGATGCGGTTGCGGTCGAGAGGATCTCCTTGGCCCACTGCTCGTCGGCTTCGCGTTCCGCCGGCGACGGGCCTGCCCACTCCTCGCGTGCGCGCTGGGTGCGTCGGATCTCGTGGTTGCGTTCGTGCGTGCCTGCGTCCTCTCCGCTGATCTTGCAGTATTCCTTGTGGATCGCGCTGATGTCCGGCGACGAATCACGCTCGAGTCGGTGCTGCTCAATGCACTCTCGCAACTTGTCCTGGTGGAGCTGACCCCACTTCTTGTCAATCAACCTCGAAAGTGACGGCTCAAGTCGCCACTTCGGCCACAGCTCCCCCATCAGCGCACGATTGTCCTGCCACGTGACCTGGTTCATTGACGGCAGTATACGCCGCCGTAATGATCTGTCAATGGGCTGGGCGCGAGGTCGGCCGGGATTGACGGTCGGAGGAGGTGGCGGGCGGTGTTTCAAGAAGGATCAGGTTCGATCCGCACAGCCGCCGGCAGGGCTTTCAGTTCGCATGGTGAGCGCAGAGGGAGTGTGACCCCGCAATGGGGCCACGATCAACCAGCCCGCACGGAGCCGCGCTTTCGGTCGATGCCACGAATTTCACCATTTCGCTGGAGGACTGCCAGCCGCTTCAATCGTGGGTGAGCGCACCTTTCGGTGGCGCAGGGTAGGGTCACTCGGCCCTGCGTCTACATCCATGCTCCCCTACCGCGCCGGGAGCGTCCTGCGGCATTGTTGCCCCTGGGGGCAGGTTCGCTACAATGCAAGCGCGATGGATTAGCAGCCCGCAGCATAGCGACCAAATCGCGAACTGCGGGGAAAAATTGCAGGCACCCGCAAGTTCGCTTGCGGGTGTTCTGTTTCCGGGTATAGTTCCCCCATCGGGCGCGTCACCTGACGAGGCCAACCAGCGGTGCTGGGCAACCGGCGCGACCCGATTTGAACCCCCGGAAGCTCGCCGCGTTGATCGCAAGATCCGCGGCGAGTTTGTTTGACAGGCGCATGGCGCGCCGTATACTCACCGCCGTCATCCGAAGGTCCGTGTCCGACACCGACCCAACGCATTTGCATATGCGACCAGAGGTCTGACTGGTCGAACAGCCCCCTACGCGGGGCTGTTTCGTTTGACAGGCGCATGGCGAAGCGTATACTCGCGAAACAAAACCTCCGTCAGCCGTTGACGGTGCATAGTCGGGAAACCGACAAACCTTCCGCAAGGACTGGCGGACGCCGAAAGGCGAGTGAACAGGTCGAAGTTCACCATACAGCCCCTCACGCGGGGCTGTTTTGTTTCGTTCGTATGTGAGCGAATCCGCTACACCTGTGTAGTTCTGTAGTCACGTCGCTCCATGACTAGCACACTTGTCACGTGGGACAGCGCGTGACTTCGTCACGCCTGCCCCTGGCGGCGGGTTGCGCTTTACCCCAACGGCTGGCCTACCGAGCGTCGTGCCTCGCGGCCTTCAGGCTCGGCCCGTGCAGGGAATC